GATGGCCATGTCGGCTGCGGCCGCACTCGAGGTAGCCGGCAGGCTCGGGACGAGAGGAATCGGAATAAAACTTGAGGGTACCGCGGGCAGCTGTGCCTGCTGGCGGCGAATCCACTTGTGCACGAGATTGGCGTTGAGGCCGTGGCTCAAGGCCACGCCGGCAACCGAGGCGCCGGGCTGGGTACACTCCTCGACGATCTGGGCCTTGAAGGATTTGGGATAGGAGCGGCGTTGGCCTGGCACGGGAGATCCTCTGCAAGGGGCTTGAAATGGTGTCCACCAAAAACAGGTGGACACCATGCCGCGAGCAGGAGGGATCGGGGAGGTGTGTTGGCCAGACGCTTACAGAGGAGATACTTGGCCTGATCGCTCGCCTGCGCGCTGCTGAGGCTGATGCTAAGCGCTATCGGTGGTTGCGGGACAAGTCGGCGGACGCAGACGGGGTCTATCCGATGGTGTCGCTTACCGATGACTGTGGCGATCAGGTGTCTAACTGGCTTTTCGGGAAGGCCGTAGACAAAGCTGTTGATGAAGCAATGGAGAGCACGCCATGACCATCACTATAGACCTGAAAGAGGCCGCCCAAGCCCTGATCTTCGGCGGCTTTTTTGTGGGCAGCGTGTTCATGTTCGCCGTGGCGTTTGTTGAGGTTGCGGGGCTATGAGGAGATTAGATGAATGAGCTCTCACTCTTCACTGGCGATGGGGGAGGACTGCTCGCATCAATGCTACTCGGCATCCGATGCATCGGCGCTGTTGAATACAGAGCACACTCAAGAACGGTGCTCGCTCAGCGTCAAAGAGATGGAGCTTTCCCAAACTTTCCAATCTTCAGTGACATCCGAACATTTGATGGCAGACCCTACCGCGGAAGAGCTGGACTCGTATCTGGAGGATTTCCCTGCCAGAAGTACAGCACTGCCCCTTCTGGACGAAACAACGCTGACGACCTTTGGCCGGAGATGCGGCGAGTCGTGGCAGATGTTGCTCCCTGGTACGTCTTCGCCGAAAACGTTTCGGAAGTCGCAATCGAATATGCCGCAGAAGACTGCCGAGCTATGGGTTACCGCACCCAGGCAATTTCCCTTGGAGCGTCTGACCTGGGTGGTGACCACATTCGGGAAAGGCATTGGCTACTTGCATACGCCGACGACAAAAGCCAACTACGCCGCGCCATCAATGCAGAAATGGCCTTCAGCTCGGGCTTTCGTCATGGCGTTTGGCAGGCCAAGCCCGGAGAACCACGAGTGGCTAATGGGATGGCCAGAAGGATGGAGCGATTCAAGTCCACTGGAAATGGCCAAATTCCAATCGTGGCTGCGACAGCACTGGTGCTTCTCGCGCTCGCATAAGGAGTAAGCATGAACACTCGCCGCACAGCAATCTGGCTAGGCAGCCTCTTCGGAGGACTGCTGTACCTCTTCATCCTGGCAGCCGGCCCGATCTGGGGCGGCATCATCACCGCAGAAGCTACGCACCTGTCCGCAGCAGGCCGGTAATCCGGATAACTGCGGCTTCCCCAGCGGGCGGTGGGCGGCATGAAGAAAACACCCGCAGCAGCGGCTTCTAGCGCAACGCTATTCATCCCGCAGGGGTGACGCTGCCGAGTGGCGCCGTAAGCGCTTTTCCCTTCTAACCCCTCCCTTCATTGGCTGCGCATGCGCGGCGAGGATCACTCATGCATACCCAAAACATGCGGCTATGGGATCAGGTTCAAGCAACCGACCCATCTGCCACCAAGAGCGCAAAAGTCGATGGTCAGCAGATCACGTCGATCAGCGGCCAGCACATGATCATGAAGGCTACCCAGATGTTCGGCCCTGTCGGGATCGGGTGGGGCTGGACGGTCATCGAGGAGCGCTTTGACCAGGGCGGCCCGATCTTCCGTGAAATCACCGACGCTGACGGAAAGAAGGTCAGCGAACTAATTGGTCACGAAGTCGGGCACACCGTGCGCATCAAACTGTGGTTCGAATTGGACGGCAAGCGCGGAGAGGTAGAGCAATACGGTTGCACGCCGTTCTCCTACCGGTCCAAGTGGGGAATCACCACCGACACCGAGGCGCCGAAAAAATCACTAACGGACGCCGTGAAGAAATCTCTCGCGATGCTCGGGTTCAGCGCGGACATCTTCCTTGGCTTGTTCGACGACCGCGACTATGTGGAAGCACGTCGTGAAGAGGAGCAGATCGCCAAGGCCGAGGACCAGCAGGCCGCAGAAGAGCAGGCGAAGGAAGAGCGCCTCGCCTACATCAAATCGATTATCGAGACGATGCAAGGCGCACAGTCCCAGTACGAACTCAAGAAGATCCACGACGTTGCCGTGCGCAAGCTCACTGCGCGCAAAGACGATAGTGGCGTCAAGCGCATTGCTCGCGAATTCTCCGAGCAGATCAAGCGATTCACCGAGGAGAAGGCGGCATGACCCAACTCTACAAGCTAACCGAGCAGTTTCTTGAACTTGCAGCCCTGGCAGAAACGGCTGATGAAGGAATGGCTGTGGCTGTCCGGGACACCATGCAAGCAATCGGGGGCGAGTTCGAAGAAAAAGGAAAGGCCCTGGCAACGGTCGTCCTGAACATGGATACCGACGTCGAAGCGCTCGACCGTGAAATAGAGCGACTGAACGACCGGAAGAGGGCAATCAAGGCTCGCCAGGACTCGATGAAGGAATACCTGCGGGAAAACATGGAAGCAGCCGGCATCAAGAAGATCAGTTGCCCCCTCTTTTCCATCACCTGCGTTGAGGGGCGAGAGATCGCCGTGATCGACGACGAAAAGAAGCTGCCCGACGAACTGGTCAAGGTGAAGGTCGAAACCAGTCCTGACAAGAATGCAATCGCGCGGGCTTTGAAAGACGGCAAGGACGTACCCGGCGCTCATCTGGAGCGGGCTAAGTCTTCAATCAGGATCAAGTGAGGAAAGCAGCATGAGAGGCGTTAACAAAGTCATTCTGGTTGGTAACGTCGGTGGTGACCCGGAAACCCGCTACATGCCCAACGGCAATGCGGTGACCAACATCACCCTCGCCACCAGCGAGAGCTGGAAGGACAAGCAGACCGGCCAGCAACAGGAGCGCACCGAATGGCACCGCGTGGTGTTCTTCGGGAGGTTGGCGGAGATCGTCGGGCAGCATGTAAAGAAGGGTCAGCAACTGTACGTCGAGGGTTCACTCAGAACTCGAAAGTGGCAGGCGCAGGACGGTCAGGACCACTACACAACAGAGATCATCGTCGACATGCACGGGCAGATGCAGATGCTTGGCGGAAAGCCTGGAAATGAACAGGCGGCTCAGAGCAGGCCATCTCCTCAGCAGCAGAGTGCGCCTCAGCAGCGTAGCGCCCAGGATGAATTCGACGACGAAATTCCATTCTAAATCAACAAGTTACGCGCAATTAAAGGCCCTCAATAGGGCCTTTTCTTTTGCCCGGAGAAAGCCATGGAAACCGACATTCCCGAGATTCTAAGCGACCTGAGAATCGGCGCTGATGCGTGGTGCGGCGTGCAAGAGCCGGTTGCCCATGCGCTGACTCACGATGACATTCAAGACGCCGTTGCTGAGTACCTGGCAGCGGGAGGGGTCATCACGAAGATCCCTGCTGGAGTCTCCTCGAATCAGCCGGTCACGTTCAATAGCCGCATTACCGGAGCATCTACCGGAATGGAGCGAGAACAGCAGAGACGTGTTCAGGCCAAGCGCACGGCAAAGGACATCGAATACTGCCAGATGCTTGAAGACCTGGTGATCCTGGACTGCGGGCGATGGGAGATCGGCCCAGCCATGGGGATAAGCGATCACACGGTACAGCGCCTGCTTCGAACCTACTTCTCCACCCGCTCCGAGTTCGACAAGTGGAGGGCTTCCGGGCACGGGAAATCGACGCTCATAAACGGCGAGAAGCCGTGTTCGAAATGCAAGACCGTCAAGCCTCTATCTGAGTACTACTCGAACCCGAGCAAGAAGGACGGCCATTGCAGCGAATGCAAGGCCTGTGAAAACGCACGGAGGCGAGCAGTAAATGCAAAGCAAGCGGCTTGAGTTCCCCGAATCGACCGACGAATACCGCGAGGGCATAGAAGCCCGGGATCGCGGCGAGCGTCTTCAAGCCTGCCCCTACGGACTGCACATGCTCTATGAACGGTCGCTGTGGCTCGCAGGACATCACGACAGAGACATGGGCATAGCCCCGAGGGTGGCAGCATGAATAGCGGACTCTGCGAATCAGCCGAGATGCGGAAGATCGACGCCTTGTGCAAGGGCAAGTGCGGTTCTGGACTTCTTCCAACCGCAATGCTCCTGCTCAAGAAGGCCAACAAATACGTCGGGGTCCACAACAGCATTGGCGCCATGGACCTCAGCACAGAGATTGTCGAATTCATCGCTGCTATTGAGCGGCAGGAGAAGGGATTGTGAGCAACGAATTGACCGATGTGCGCTGCCCTTGCGGCGACGAGTACCCAGCCGACAGCTACGACGCAGGGTTCATTGCCGGCTCCGGCATGTGCCAGAACTGTGACGCTGCACTACCCCCGAAAGATATTTGCACCTGCCCTTCCGGAGACGGCTCCCTCCGCCATCCCTGTCCGGCGCATCCTGCGGTAGAGCAGGCATGCTGGGATGAGCGCGACTTCCAGGCGAAGGGCGCACAGGAGGTTCCATCGCCAGTCTCAAAAGAGTATGACCGACATTTGATCGGTCTTTTGCGTAAAGGTGAGGCACTTCCTGGCCACCAGGAGGAGGCCGCTGACGAGATCGAGCGCCTGCGCGATTGGAATGATCACCTGAACAACACCGTTCTACCCAACATACTCAATCCAAATTTTCTGATGCTCATGAAGGGTGGCGAGAGGCTGCTTGACCTGTGCACGAAGGACGGCAAGTTCATTGGCGTATCGCTGAATGACATGAAGGACGTGTTTGATTGGATGGTCACGCACGCTCGAATTGCACCTGATCACGCCGCCCTGGCGCAACCCTCCCCGGCGCAGGCCGAGCAGGCAGAGCCGGAGCGGCCGGAGGTTGTGGCGTGGCAATACCGCGTCACCGCAGGCCCGCAAACTGGCTGGAGTCTATGGCACCCAGGGAAAGGCGAGGAGTTCGAACGCTCCTACACCGTCGAACGCCGGCCGCTTATGACCGTCGCCCAGCATGAGCGCATCGTCAAAGCCTGGATCGAGCGCTGGAAGGCATACATCGAACTCAGCGCGAAGATCGCTGCTCAGCGCGACGCCGCCAACGCCCGTCTGCACGAAGTAGCAACGGCCTGCGCAACGGCAGAGCAAGAGCGCGATGCCGCCCTGGCCGAAGTCGAGCGCCTGCGAGAATCCAAAGGCGATCCCTCTGGCAGCTTCGACAGGTGTATGAAGATGATGTACGAGCGCGACGAGAATGCAAAACGACTCGACGCCGCCCTGGCCAGGGTCGCGGAGCTGGAGAGGCAGCAGCCGGTGGCATGGATGCACGATCAGCCAAACCGCGTCGATGTCATCCATCGAGACGTCAAGGATCTGCTACAGCGCGTGCCGGGCAGTAGTAGAGGAATCCATCGCCCACTCGATGTCAGCGAGCATTACACGATTCCACTCTACGCCGCCCCTGTAGCCCAGGCTCAGCACAGCGTGCCGGAGGGGTGGGTGCAATCACTGCCGCTAAAGGATCACCAGCCTTGCAAGCCGAACGAGGATAGAGCGAACGGTTACACAATCCCGATCTATTCAAGGCCGGTTCTTGTTGAGGAAGCCTTGCGTAAGTTACGTGCTGTCCTCTGCGACCCAATTGGAAACGTTGTCATTGACGGCAGTGATGGTGACCGAGAAGAGGTACAGCGAGCGCTCGGTATGCTCGCCGCCGCGCCCGGCAAGGAGGGGGTGTGATGGATACGATGAAACCCTGCAAATGTGGCTACGACGGCTCCCTGGCTGGGATCAGGCATAAAGAAGGATACCTATCTTTGCACTGCCCGAAGTGCAACCACTCAGTTCAGGCATTCACCGGCGAGGGCCTGGTAGATGCCTGGAACAAGTCGGTCAGCAAGGAGGTAGGTCATGAGTGAGGTCATGGACCAGGCAGTCATTGGTATGCCGTATGAAATGGCGTTGGGGTGCGAAGTGTCGCGCAGGCAGTACTACTCCCGTGCGAACGCTGTCCTGGCGGAACGCGACGCCCTCGCCGCCAAACTGGCGATGCTAGAGGACGCAGCAGCAAAGGGAGATGCTGCTCGCCAGCAATGCGGCGGAATGGAGATGGAGATCGAGGAACTTCGCGCCGAGGCCAAGGCGCTCAGGGATGAGCGAGACAGCCAGCAGCGCGTCGCCATCAAGGCGATGGAAGAACTGGCAGCCCTGCGCGCAAGGGTGGTTGTGCTCCCCAGCGTTGATAACGTCATGAATATCGTCATGCGTTACCAGTGGAACGAGAAGACCAACGTCACCGGAACTACGAACTGGGCGGCCAACCTCGGCATGAGGGTTGTCGAAGAGGTCAAGCGCCTCAACGGCAAGACGGTCAGCGAGGGGCTGTTGCGCGAAGTCGTGCGTCACTTGGGAAACTGGCTTGAACTCCACGAATGCGAGTGCGACGGCGGATTCCACTACTGCGGCCGCGACCAGGTGGCAAAGACCAACCGCGAACTCCGCGCCCTGCTCAACCAGGACAAGGAGAACGGCAATGGCTGACGCCTGGAAGATCACAGGTAGCCGCACATGGTGCGACAAGGTTGTGGAACTGGAAAAGGATGCGGATCGATCGATTCGTTCGCGTGATGACGGATCGTTCAAAGTGCCGCTCTATGCCGTTCCTGATGGCCATGTGGTGGTTCCGCGGGAGTTGCTGGAGCGAATCAGGTCTCAACTCGATCTTCGAGCGGAGTTCGATCAAACATACCCGCCAGAGACTCAGCCGGTGAACGATGACGCTCGCCTGTTCCTGGAACTCCGCTCCCTGCTGAGCGAGCAGGAGGGAGGGAAGCAATGAGCATGGAGTTCATCCGCAAGGCCTATGCCGTTCCATGCAAGCGCGGCGGCCAAGTCATTTACCGAGGGCGTGGCACAGAAGAGCGAGGGACAATCACAAGCGCCAAGGGCGCCCACCTCATGATCAAGCTCGACCGCGAAAGCAAGCCAAGGAAGTTCCACCCGACCTGGGAGTTGCAGTACCTGCCGGAGCAGGCATAGCCACCCATCGCCAACCACTGTACGCATATACAGCAATTCGGATAATGGGCTACCAATTACCCGGATTGCATATGCGCACGAAACTCTTCCGCCCGCCTCAGCGGCATGAGATCGCCGGCCTTCGCTACTACCGCACTGCCTCGGCCTACAACTGGCTCGGCGTAGCTATGGCCCACCCAACACGCGCCATTGAGCTTCTGATGGAGCAGTGCGAGCCAGACGTGCTCTCGCCGATGTTCAACATCGAGATCGACGCGATCCTGCGCCAGGCCGACGAGTATGCGCGGTCTCGCGAAGTGCTGGACCGCGAGGTGCTGCGCGAAATGCTCATGCACCTAATCGCCAAAGCGGCGGGCGACTGATACCGATGCCGGGATTCCGGCATCGACACCCAACAACGAAACCAACGCATCCGACCCCCGGAGGACCAACCGTGGACAACGAAAACAAAACCTTAATCGCCCAGGCGCTGGTCATCGCGCTGATCGTCTTCGGCATCTTCCGGATAGTCGGGGACTTCCAGAACCTCTACGAGCAGACAGAGCTGAAAGGACAGGAGTTGAGCAGATGGAGCAAGCAATGAGAGAAGAGTTTGAAGACCGCTTCCCGATTCCTGAGGGGATCGAGTGGCGTGACACCGATTACTTTCCGGTGCAGACCGATAACGTCCACGTATACGTGGCTCTTGCCGGAGTCTCTGCGCGCTACACGTCGATGTGGAAAGCCTGGCAAGCCAGCCGCGCGGCTCTGAGGGTGGAGTTGCCGGAGCCTTACGCTTTTCATCAGGAGGTTCAGACGGTCTTCCGGGATCGCGTGAAAGAATCCCTCCAGCAAGCCGGAATCGAGGTGAAGTGAATGATCGACTTCAGAGGAATCACCGTTTTTCGCATGGATGACTTGGCGCCAGGAACGATGATAGTGAGCCCGGACGTCTACGACATGCTCAAGGGCAAAGAGGCTGATCCGCAGTTGATTAGCGCGGTCAGGCGAACTGCTGAGAAGGTCGAGGAAATGCTGAAGGGAGCGAGGAAGCCATGACCGACCACGCAGAGCTGCGGAGGCTTGACGACAGCGAAGTCGAGCAGCTTCTGGAGCGATACATCAAGCGATTCCCTGGTGAGCACAAGGCGGCCATGAGCCGGTATTTCGAAGCGGTACACCAAGAACTCGCCCCTCTGGCTCGAAAGCTGGAAGCAGAGCGGGACAGGCTCAAGGCGGAGAACGATGCGCTGCGAGGGGCGCTACAGGCCGTAGTGGATGATCCAACCTGGCGCAGTAACGACAACACCCTGTGGCCGAAGATCATCAAGGCAATGGACAAAGGAGCCACCAAATGACCGACTTCAACAGGCTGAAGGTGTTGGCAGAGCGGGCTCTTGATTGCACATTTGATAGTTACGCAGCGCTATTAGCATCAGCAAAACCACAAGAAATTCTCGGTCTGATTGACGAGGTGGAGCAACTGCGCTCCAGGCTGGAGATAGACGAACGCATCCCTCATGACGGGATCTCCTGCCGGGACGAAACGATCAAGGCGCTGGACGAGAAGTGCGACAAGCTCAAGGCAGAAAACGATGCGCTGCGGGGAGCGTTACAGGCCGTAGTGGATGATCCAACCTGGCGCAGTAACGACAACACCCTGTGGCCGAAGATCATCAAGGCAATGGACAAAGGAGCCACCAAATGACCGACATCAACAGGCTGAAGGAGCTGGCGGAGCGGGCGCGCGACAAAGGCGACTGGTACAAGGCCTCATCCGTAGATGCTTTCCCGGAGTTCCACGTTGATCAGGAGTTCATGGTGGCGACCTCTCCGGATGTTGTTCTCTGGCTGATTGCCGAGGTTGAGCGGCTGGAGGCAGAGCTTAGTCAATGCGCAATCGCCCTCCCCGGCACCTACTACATGGACCCTCCAGACGGCGGCAATGTCAGCATTCCAGAGCAGATTCGGCGCATGGCGAAGGATGCTGCGCGGTATCGGTGGCTGATTGCATCAGCATGGTACGTAGGGCCTGATCCGGAGGGAGATACCGAAGCAGTAAGTTGGCATGACCACAACGACACCATGCACGGGGTGACGACCGCAATCGACGCAGCCATAGAAGGAGCCAAGCAATGAACGGTGGACCAGCGTTTCCCGTGCCACTTAATCCAGGGGAGCCATACCAAGGGCATTCGCCTTTCGACGGCATGACCCTGCGCGACTACTTCGCAGCCAAGGCGGTACAGGCTTGGATTTCGACCTATGGAGTCAGTCATCCTGCAACAAACAGCACCTGCGACACGGTTGCAAAGCAGGCCTATCAGGTTGCAGACGCCATGCTAGAGGCCAGGAAGGAAGGAGGTGGGGAGTGAGCGAAATGCGGGAGGTATTCGAGAAACGAATGGCCGGCATATTCGACCTGTCCGCCTACGTGGACAGTCAGGGCGACATCCGATATTCGGACAGCCACACCCAGGCTGCTTGGGATGGATGCCAACTGGTGGTGGATTTATTCGAGCCGGCGCCATCAGTCAGACAAGGCATGAGCCTCGACAATATCGGAAGGCTTCATGCTCTGGAAAAGCTGAGACTACGAATCGCCGCTCACATGTTCATCAGGAAGAACGGGGAACTGCTCGGATACGGCGTAACCGTCCCTGAGATGCGCGAATTCCGGGAACTCCTTATCCCGTTCAACGGCGAAATCAAGTAACCCAGCCGGGCGCCACTAGCTCTCCCTGAGCTAACCCGGCTGGGCGTCTAAATCCTACCATCATGCCATCCCCGGCAATAGCTGGGGCGGAGAGGTATTGCCTATGAGTACCGCAGAGCAAATCGAGTACGAAGACAAGGTGCCCGAACAGGTCATGGCGGCGCTGCTTGGGATAACCTACCGCGCCCTACAAACCAGACGGTCAAAGGGACAGATTCCAGAAGGCGTCTGGAACAAGGTCAACGGAAAAATAATCTACAGTCGACGGAGATACGACGAATGGCTCGAAAGCCTTTGGGTATGCCCACCGGGGTGGAAGTCATCGGCAACTCTATCCGTATCCGCTTCATGTGGAACGGAACAAGGAAGTGCGAAACACTCCCCTATCCCGCGACGCAAAAAGGGATTAAGACTGCATCCGGTCTTAGAGATCAGGTAGTCCAGGCAATCAAGATGGGCATCATGGATGAAGCCAAGTATGCAGAATTCTTCCCCGGGTCTGCGATTGCGGAATCGGTCAGCAGCCAAATCCCTCTGTTCGGTGAGCATGCTCAACTCTGGCTAGACAGCCGAGAGATTGTGCTTGGGACACGGAAGAACTACAAGAGCATCCTCAATCAGTACTGGATGCCGCATCTAGCAGTAGCCCGGCTTGATCAGATCACCCCTACTCTCTTGCGCCGAATCATCAGCAGCATCGAGTGGACGTCGCCAGGCGTGAAGCGAAACGCGATGTTCAAGCTGTCGACGATCCTAGATTCCGCTGTGAAGGACGGTCTGATCAAGAAGAACCCGATGGCGCCCCTTGAGAAGCCCCGGGTGTCTAAGAAGCTGGTAGATCCATTCACCCGGGACGAGGCAGAACGCATCATCCAGCACCTGTACGCGACCCTTGGGAAGTACTCAAGGATCTACGCCGCACTGTACGAATTCCTGTTCTTCACTGGGCTGCGGCCAGGAGAGGCATTCGCCCTTCGATGGGATGAGGTAGACGAAGAGGCCCGACGTATCCATGTGTGCCGGATCGTCATAGATCGCGGGATCGAGGAGCGAGTAAAGACCAAGCATGAGCGCGACGTGCTGCTCAATGATCGGGCATTGAATGCCCTGGCAGAGGCCAAGCGGATTGCGCGCCTGAAGCGCGTCGCATCCGTCTCGGAGTTCGCGGTCAGCCCATTCGTATTCCCGCCCAGCAAAGGCGGGCTGTGGATCAAGGAGCCAAGTGTTACCATAAAGCACTTCCACGCCGCGCTTGATGCTCTATCCATCCGAAGGCGCCGGCAGTACGACACCCGCCACACATACGCGACCATGTGCCTGATGGCTGGCATGAACCCTGCGTTTATCGCTGGGCAGCTAGGCCACAGCGTGCAGATGCTGCTATCGACCTATGCCAAGTGGCTGAACTCCGCCTCTGACTGGAGCGAGCTGGAGAAGCTACAGACCAGGGTTAAAACTGGTACGGAATTGGTACAGGAAGCAGAGGAAGGCGCGTAACCATCCCGCAAAGCCCCGCAGGACAATGCCTTGATATCTACAGCTAACATCACCATGCAGTTCGGCGCCAAGCCGCTGTTCGAGAACGTTTCCGTCAAGTTCGGCAACGGCAACCGCTACGGCCTGATCGGCGCCAACGGTTGCGGCAAGTCGACCTTCATGAAGATCCTCGGCAACGACCTGGAGCCGAGCGCCGGCCAGGTCATGCTGGAACCCAACGTGCGCCTGGGCAAGCTGCGCCAGGACCAGTTCGCCTACGAGGACTTCAGCGTCATCGATACGGTGATCATGGGCCACGAGGAACTCTGGGCGGTGAAGGCCGAGCGCGACCGCATCTACTCCCTGCCGGAAATGAGCGAGGCAGATGGCATGGCGGTGGCCGAGCTGGAAGTCCAGTTCGCCGAGTTCGACGGCTACACCGCCGAGTCCCGCGCCGGCGAGCTGCTGCTCGGCCTGGGCATCCCGCTGGAGCAGCACTTCGGCCCGATGAGCGCCGTCGCCCCCGGCTGGAAGCTGCGCGTGCTGCTGGCCCAGGCGCTGTTCTCGGACCCGGACGTGCTGCTGCTCGACGAACCGACCAACCACCTGGACATCAACACCATCCGCTGGCTGGAAGGCGTGCTCACCGCGCGCAACAGCACCATGATCATCATTTCCCACGATCGGCACTTCCTGAACAGCGTCTGCACCCACATGGCCGACCTGGACTACGGCGAGCTGCGCCTGTTCCCGGGCAACTACGACGAGTACATGACCGCCGCCGAACAGGCCCGCGAGCGCCTGCTGTCGGACAACGCCAAGAAGAAGGCGCAGATCGCCGAGCTGCAATCCTTCGTCAGCCGCTTCTCGGCCAACGCCTCCAAGGCCAAGCAGGCCACCAGCCGCGCCCGGCAGATCGACAAGATCCAGCTGGAAGAGGTCAAGCCGTCCAGCCGGGTCAGCCCGTTCATCCGCTTCGAGCAATACAAGAAGCTGCACCGCCAGGCGGTGACCGTGGAAAACATCAGCAAGGGCTATGACGGCAAGCCGCTGTTCAAAGGCCTGAGCCTGCAGGTCGAGGCCGGCGAGCGCGTCGCCATCATCGGCCCCAACGGCATCGGCAAGACCACCCTGTTGCGCTGCCTGGTCGGCGACCTGCCGGTGGACGGCGGCGAGGTGAAATGGACCGACAGCGCCGACGTCGGCTATTTCGCCCAGGACCATGCCGACGACTTCGCCGACGACATGAGCCTGTTCGACTGGATGGCCCAGTGGACCCAGGGCGGCGAACAACTGGTGCGCGGCACCCTCGGCCGCATGCTGTTCTCCAACGACGAGATCAAGAAGTCGGTAAAAGTGATCTCCGGCGGCGAGCAGGGCCGCATGCTGTTCGGCCGGCTGATCCTCAAGCGTCCCAACGTGCTGGTGATGGACGAGCCGACCAACCACCTGGACATGGAGTCCATCGAGGCGCTGAACCTGGCGCTGGACAACTATCCGGGCACGCTGATCTTCGTCAGCCACGACCGCGAATTCGTTTCCTCGCTGGCTACCCGCATCATCGAGCTGGGCGAGAACGGCGTGACCGACTTCAGCGGCAGCTACGACGACTACCTGCGCAGCCAGGGCGTGATCGTCTGA